TGGTGGGATAGAAATTATTCCATTGAGGAGAAGCGCCGGACGCTGAAAGGGAGCTGGTACGTTCACAAGCATATGGGGACAAAGGCGGCGGTGGAAACGGCAATCCGGGCCATTTATCCGCTGACCACCGTTGAGGAATGGTTTGAATACGAGGGCGGAAAACCCTATCATTTCCGGCTGCGTATCAACATCACCAGCGATTCCGGGGACCGGGAGCGGCAGAAGCGGGTGCTGGAACGGCTGAACTTTTACAAAAACCTGCGTTCTCATGTGGACGAGGTAAGGTATTTCCTCATGCCGGAAAAGTCCTGGGCCGTGGTCGGGGGCGTATATGTGGGAAGCCGGGAGATCGACCGGGCAGAAATCCGCGTGCCTCCGCTGAAAAAGCCAGGGGGCGAGGTTATCACCATTGCGGGCGGCGGGTTGATCGGGAGCCGGAGCGAGGGCCATGTGGAAATCCATGTTCCGCGCCTCCAAAGGCCGGGAGGAAAAACCGTTGTCTCGGCGGTTGGCATATTCACCGGAAGCTACAGCCGGGACCATACGGCAATCATTATTCCACCGCTTCAAAGGCCGGGAGGTAAAACCGCCACGATTGCGGGCGGCGCATACACCGGGAGCTACAGCAAGGACCGCGCGGCAATCAAGGTTCCGCCGCTTCGGCGGGTGGGCGGTTCGGCGGGCGTATCTCCCGGCGGAGCGCTGCGGGGAATGTACCGGAAGATCAACACAACCGTTCCCGTGCCGGAGCTTGCACAGCCCGGAGGAACAGCCAACCGAGCGGCGGCCACGGGATTTGTCGGGAGCGTCGGGAAGATCACGGTCAAGGTGAACGCAGGAAAAATCGAGGTCCCAACCGGCAGGGCCGCAACCGGCGGCGCGGCTGGCGTGTTCCACAGTTATCAGCGTGTCCGGGTTTCTGTCCGAAATCCGGCCATTACTATTTCAGGGAGGTAAAAATCTATGGCACACTGGAAAGAAGCCGCCGTCACAAACGAGGGCGTGGAAATGCTCAATGAGTGGATGGCAGGCCGGAAAATTACCATCGTGGCTGCATTCGGCGGCACGGGGACGGTAGACCCGGAACTGCTGGCCGAGCAGACGGGCCTTGTGGATATGCGGCAGGAGCTTTATTTGCTGGGCGAAGAGAACGGCGCGGACGGCAAGACGGTCCAGGTGCAGGTCCAGAACGCAACCGTCATGGAGGAGTACGAGCTGAACCAGGTGGGCGTGTACGCGGCCCTGGATGTGAAGAAGGACGAGGACGCGCCGGAGGAAATCAGGGCCAAAATGAAGCTGCTGTTCATCATGCAGGACGAGAAGGGCGTCACCATCCCGGCGGCTATGGATGCAAGTTTCCTCCTGGAGCTGTACTGCATGATCGGCATTACCAACAACGGGCGCTTTGAGGTCAGCGTGTCCGCCGCCGGTATCGTGACCGCCGCCTATCTGCGGGAAGTATTGGAGCGGGCCATTGCCGCCCACAACGCGGACCCCGGCGCACACAACAGTCTGGCAGCGCGGATGCTGGCAATCGAAACCGCCCTGAACGGGAGCGGGACCATCATCCAGGCGGGCGACCCGACCGTGGAGACGGTGGGCCAGAAGGGCCAGCACTACATCAACTCCGAAACCGGGGCGGAATTTGAGTGCGTCGAGGTCAACGAGGACGGCTATATCTGGAATCCGGTGGAGGATGGAAAATCCGTCCGCGATCTGCTGGGGGCGCTGGGGAACGCGGAAACCACCCTGGCCGATGTGGACGCACGGCTGGGCCTGCTGGAGCTGATGTACCGCACACAGGTCAACGGCAACCCCTTCACGGTGTCCTTCTCCGATATGTCCGGTCTGGTGGTGACGGGCGTATGGAACGAGACGTTGAAGCGGGTGGAGTTCTGATGAACGATGTGCGGGAATTTTCTGTGCCGACCGCGCAGCTATCCTGCCTGATTGGCAATCTCTTTGCCGAGCTGGAACCACCCTGCGCCGAACCGGACGAGCCGGAGGCGCTGACGCTGTGCGGGAAAACGCCCAGCGGGCGGGAGGCTATGATGTTCGTCTACCGGGAGCATTGCCTGTTCGTAGGCAACCCGGAGGACCTGGACGCAGCGCGGAATGGGCGGTGCCCTGACCGGAGGTGCGGGCGTGGCTGAAAAGGAGTATGTACTTGGCAATAAGGCGAAAGACCTATACCAATTCACCAGGCAGGCAACGAAGCCAGGGCCGGACGACAAGGTAGACGCCAAGGACGCTGCAAAGGTCATGCGGACCATTGCAAAAGCAAGGACCATAGAGGAAATGCGGGATATGCTGAACGCCACGGCGGACCGGCTGGACAACCGGCGGAAGCGCCCGTTCTTCCCCAAGAGTGAAACATTTGGCATGATTAAGGACCTGCGGAGCGGGGCAAGGGCTATCATCAAGGGCGTGTATGCGGCCAATGAAACACGGTTCAATGAGCGCCCAGAGGAACGCCTGCGGGAAATCAAGGCCGTTATAGACGAGTGTAATCTAATGCTCCAGCTTGTGGAGCTGGCGCACGACCTGGGCTACACCGACATGAAGCGCATGGGCGTCTGGACGAAGAGGATTCTGGACGTGAAGCATATGTGCCTTGCGTGGATGAAGAAGGACAGCGAGCGCGCCAAGACGATTTTAGCCAAGCGTGAGCGGGACAACTGCGAAATGCTGGTGGTCCTGGTGCGTGAAATCCTGGCGGCGGAGGTGCCGCGACCAAGCTAAGATACAACGCGGAGGCATCCGCGTTATATTACCAGCCGCTTTGCTCGCCCCTGCGGGGCAACCGCAAAGCATGGCAAGTATCCACCCGGCGCGACGGGTGGATACGGGGGTATGACCTATCACCGCCACCAACTGGTGGCTCCGCTCCCCGAACACCAACAGCGCGACCAACGCCTGGAACGTGAACTCCAATGGCAACGCCAACAACAACAGTTGCACTAACACCTATGGGGTCCGGCCCGCTCTGATGGATTATGCCAGACCAAGTAGGCGAAAGCCGAACGCAGCGCCCCATCATCAAAGGAGGTCATATCCCGTCCAAGCCCTGCGCGTGGGGCGCGGATAAACACATGGCGCTGACGCTGACCGCCGTTTGCGCCGCCAGCTATCAGCAGCGCCAGACAAGTGAGAGGGGACCCGGCATTGAAGCCGGGTCCCGCATTTTCCGGGGGAACCGTATGGACTACCAGGAGCTATGCTCTTTTGAGGTATTATATGCAGCCTATAAGACAGCGCGGGTGGGAAAGAGAAGCAAGCCGGGGACCGCCCAGTATGAGGCAAACGCCCTGGCCTGCACGGAGCGTCTTTCCTACATCCTGCGAAACAAGACGTACATCCCCAGCAAGTTTGAAACCTTCTATGTCTATGAGCCGAAGAAACGGTTAGTGCAAGCACCCGCGTTTGTGGACAAGGTGGTACAGCACGCCCTTGTCGATAACATCCTGTACGACGCAATCACGCACAGCTTTATCCAGGATAGCTTTGCGTCGCAGATGTGGAAGGGGATGCACGTCGGCCTGAACCGCCTGCGGGAGCAGATGCAGGAATACTACCGGAAGCGCAAGGGCCGGGACGAGGCCGCACGACGCGCCGCCGGTCTGCCGTACAGACCAAGGGAAGAATGGGACTATGCGAGCGGGTGGATTCTGAAAGCGGACGTTCACCACTTTTTCGCCAGCATCGACCACGACATCTTGAAGAAGAAACTGCGTCGGCGGGTAGTGGACGACCAGGTATTTGAATTGATGTGTACCTACATCGACAGCACCGAGGGCCTGCCGCTGGGCTATCAGACGAGCCAGCTTCTCGCGCTCATGTACCTGGACGAGTTTGACCACTGGGTAAAGGAGACGCTTCACGCCAAATACTACGGGCGGTACATGGACGACTTCTACATTATCCATGAGGACAAGGCGTATTTACAGCAATGCCTTGACCAAATCGAGCAGAAAATACACGGGCTGAAATTGGAACTGAACGGGAAAACCGCTATCTTCCCGCTGAAAAACGGCATCAATTTTTTGGGCTTCCACACCTACCTTGACGACGGCGGCGGAGTGATTATGAAGCTGCGCCGGGACAGCATCGACCGCATGAAAGCCCGCGTCCGGTCATGGCGGAAGGACTACCCGGCGGGCGCGGTGGGCCGGGACAAAATCATTACGTCCTGGCGGGCCTGGGACGCCCACGCCTCCCACGGCGATACCTACCGCCTGCGGGAGAAAATCGCCGCCCAGGTGTCGGAAATTGTGGGCATGACGCTGACAGCCCGAAAGCCAATCCGAAAATCCAAGACCAGCGAAGCGAAGAAGTTAATCCAGAAAATGCGGAGGCAGGGAAAGATAAAGCCCAAGCCGCCAGAGGTTCCTGCGGGTTTTCCGTGGTGAGCCTCATTTTTATATCCATAAGGAGGACACACAATGGCAACTGTACAACTCGGCACGAAAGCGGTAGGCAGTATTGTCAAGCTGAAAGAAAACGGGGCGCTGGTGGATTACATCGTCGTCCACCAGGGCAAGCCCTCCAGCCTTTACGACGCCTCCTGCGACGGGACCTGGCTGCTGCGCAAGGACATCCTTGAAACCCGTCAGTGGCACAGCTCCAACGTCAACGACTACGCCAACAGCACCATCAAGGCGTACCTGAACAGCACCTTCCTTGCCCGGTTCGACGCGAATATCCAGGCGCAAATCAAGCAGGTCAAAATTCCATACCGACCTGGAAGCGGCACCAGCCAGACCGTCAACAGCGGGGCTAATGGACTTTCCTGCAAAATCTTCCTGCTGTCCGACCGCGAGGTTGGTTATACGCAGAGCAATGTCAACAGCTACATCGTAAACGACGGCGCGAAGCTGGATTACTTCAAGGACGGCAACGGCACCAGCGAGAAAATCGCCAAACTCAACGGGTCCGCCACCCTCTGGTGGCTCCGCTCCCCGTACGCCGGCAGCGCGGCCGGCGCCTGGGGCGTGGACTCCAATG